CAAGTTGATGTCAAATAATTAACCCGTTAGTCTCATAAACCTTGTACCCACGCACTTGGGTTGGGATAGACATAGTTGGCCTGCGCATCCGGACGAAGCGGGGATACTGTTAAATATACGGGTAAGGTCAACAGGTGGGAGGCTACTGCCAGAGTGTAGCAAAACAGAACAGTGGCGGAAGGATCAGGGTGTCCCCGGTCGTGGTAGACGCAGAAGATTACAGCAACCGAGAGATAGAATCAAAGGTCTTCTAAATAGCTGATTGCAGGTTCGACTCCTGCCTGTTCTGCGCTCTGTGCTGCATTAACGTACAGAAGGTTGTCAACTTCCTTGCAAAATAGTTGAGTTAGTAGGGTAGCTTAATTGGAAAAGCGGTTGCGATTGGCTCCATTGCATGTTCGAATCATGCCCCTACTTCTCACTTTAAAAACAAAACCATGAACGAAGAATTAACGGCAAAGACTGACTTTGTCCCACAGCCTTGGGGAGTACAATTCACTTGGAAAGACAAGTCTGTTAAAGTCACCCTTAAAAACGGAGAAGACTTGATTAAGGTTGCAGAGATGATCTCTGGTCTACTAACGGCAAGCGGAATAGAAAATACCTTAGAAGACATTAGCCACTAGCCCGGGCATTTGGCTGATTATAAACTTTTATATTTTGCCAAAACCAAACAATGAATTGTTCTAAAATCAAACAAAATGAAGATTATCATCGACTCTTACAACGCAGGCTACGAAGATGCCAAGTGTAATCACGTAAATGACGCACTAAACTTTACTCAAATGTACCTATACTCAAAAGGTATAGAGCACTACCCTATACTTCTAACAGATAGGAGGGGAATGAAGATCACCAGTCTTGAGTGGCTTGGCCACAAGATTGACAGGTACAAGGTAATAGACGCATTCAATGAGGAGATTAATGGCAGGAACACACCTCCAACCCCTAGAGAGATAATAGACCTGGTCATAGAAATCATAGAGGAACATCAAGGAGGTGATGAGTGACCACCAAAACCACCAAAAACACTTTTTAAACCACCAAAAAAATAGAGTATGAAGTTTAATTTCTGGCTAGAAAAAACCGACGTAAGAACAAAAGAAACCGTAGTTAGCGACACCATTGTCACAAATGATTGGACCGAGATTGAAGAGTATTGGGATCGTAACGATGTAGGAAACTATGAAGACATAGACAACCTAGTAGACGACTTGAACAAGAATGGTAAGTATGACATGTACTGCAACACAGACATGATGACCGGAGACGGAGTTTCTGTAAGAATAAGGGCCTCTGTAGATGATAAATAAACGCATTTTAATACTTTAATAACACATTATGATTACAATTGACACGCTTATCGAGAGGCCTCTTAGCTTCAGCTCCATCAAGGAGTTTCAGAAGTCACCACAGCACTACCTAAACTACATCAACAAGCAGAGGACTCCTCCATCGGATGCCATGAAGCTTGGATCAATGGTTCACTGCATGATGCTGACCCCAGACCTGTTCAACCAGCAGTTTGTGGTTGCCCCGGAGATAAACAAGCGCACCAACGCAGGAAAGGAGGAGTGGGCTACATTCTGTAGTCAACACGCCGACAAGACCGTGGTAGGAAACGAAGACTTCGAGCACGCACGCAGGCTGGCTGGTAAAGCCATGAGCAACGACAACATCTCCATGCTGATCAAGGGATGCTACGACTTCGAGCACGAGTGGAGGGCAGACATTGACGGACTTCCGTACAGGGGATTCTACGACGGGGTTGCAGACGACTACATCGTAGAGATCAAGACAACCTCTGACGGGCATCCAAGGAGCGTGATGAGCGACTTTGTCAGGCGTAAGTACCACATCCAGTCAGGACTCTACGGAATGATCAGCCAGAAGACGGTCATCTACGTAATAGTTGAGACGTCTGAGCCGTACCTTTCGTACTGCGCACCTACCGACTACAGGTACAACGAGCTTGGAATCAGCGAGCTTGATAAACTCAATTCGCAATTCGCGAAATGCTTAGAGTCTGGTGACTTCTCTGGTGGCTACGACCATGCAGGCGAGGTGGTAATCTCACTGCCATGGCATGTGGAAAACTAATCTTGCACATAAGCAAACATGTTGTAGTTTTGCAATGTGTTTTGGTTGAAACACCGGGGGCAGGTACGCTTAAATACGCTGCTCCCACTTTTTTAACATGAGCAGATACGACTACATATACATTTCTAAGGACCTGTTCAAGGGTGTCGCTGGTCTAAACGACGACGACATCATCGACATAGAAGGCCTTGAGTTCCAGACCAAGGACCTGGAGCGTGAGTTTCTTGAGTACTTCATCGACTCTGAAAGGCAACTGTACTACGAGGACTTCTACTACGAGTTGGTAGACTCTACGGATGGACTGTTTAGTAAGAATTTGAGGAAGGTGGAGATAGGGACAAAGAAGGACAACTTCACAGGGATTGTTATGTTTTATGGCAAGCCGTACGAGCAGATGTACACGTTCCACGCAAAGATTACAAACGGTGAGCTTAAGTACATTAGGCTCATATCAATAACATAACGCATGAGCAGAGGAATAACCAAACCAAAACTAAGGAATAGCTACCCTCAGGTGGCCGAGGTACTTGATAAGATTGAACAGGCTCACAAGAAGCGCCACTACTGGTTCTTTGCAAACTACGACGGGAAGTACAACACCCCTGCTGGTGGCAAGAGGACGGTATCCTTCGGCGCAATCATTGACGTCCTGAACGAGAACGGCTTCGACGTGGAGATCACGGCCAAGCCTAACCCTAACAAGAGGCAACTCTGGGAGAAACTCATCAATCCATAGTGTAACATAAGCAAACCCCCCGTTGGATTTCTATCCGATGGGTTTATTTTTAAACCAATCAAATATCAATAATCATGGAAAAGAAAAAGTCAGAATTCGGCATCTGGGCAAAGCAAGTAAAAATGAAGACAGGAGAGACCACACAGGTTCTAAATTTCTCCGTAAACGGCGTGAGGTACAACGCATGGCCTAACAAGTACAAGAGCAGTGAGAAGTCTCCAGACTACAACGTCTACATCGACACTTATGTGAAGCCTGAGGGACAGCCTGCACAAAATCCAAACTACCAGGGCAAGACAACTAACACACCGCTGTCAGACAACAGATCGTTTGCGCCAAATAGCAACGATATGTCAGATGGCTTGCCATTTTAGTCCGTTCTAACACACGTTATAACAATCTAAAACCGTTTGCTTATGGTTACCATGTTTTCGGACATCACGTCCGTGTCGGACCCACGACCAGTAAGGTTGACGGATGTTCTAGACGCAATCAGGACAGGAAGATACAAAGACAAAGTAGAGTTAATCCGTACACAAGAAGACGAAGATGAACGCAGGAGGCTTAAGAGTAGGCTTCCCTGCGTGCTCTTCTGCGGAGAGTTTACTAACGGTGTTGAGAAGGAGAGGGACGGTAAGAAGTACGTGTCATACAGGGACGACAGGTCTCTGAAGAAGCACTCCGGTTTTGTTCCGATCGACATCGACAAGGTTCATAGCATAGAGTACAAGATGGAAGAGTTGAAAAAACTCCCGTACGTCTACGCACTATGGGTTTCTTCATCGGGAAACGGAATCCATGGGCTGATCAAGATAGGCGACCCAAACAGACACTCCGAACACTACCGCGCACTGCTTGACAAGATACCGGAGCTTGACTCTACCGCACAGAATCCTAGCAGAGTCTTGTACATTTCCTACGACCCAGACATTTACGTAAACGAGAATTGTGACACTTTCTACGACATCATCAGCGAGAAGAAGCGAGAGGTTGTCTACAAGACAGGAGACGGCTCAACCGACTACAAGAAGATCGACATTGCCGTAAGGATGATACGGAACGCACAGGATGGAGAGAAGCACCACGTGCTCAACAAGGCTGCATTCCTCATGGGAGGATTCGTTGCCACCAAGACTGTCGAGTACGACATGGCGTTCAACATCCTAAGGCACGAGATATCCAAGAAGGACATCAGGGACTTGAAGCAGGCAGAGAAGACAATCTCTGACGCAATGACAAGTGGCATGGCTATGCCAGCTGCTGACATGGAGACGGAGTACAAGAGTGCCGTAGAGCTTGTTGGCATAGAGAGTGAAGACCTTTCATTCCTTACGGACAACCAGAAGGACGAGGACTACATACACAAGTTTAGGCTTGGACTTATTCCTCAAGGACTTGAGTTTGGCCACGAGTATTTGGACAACCACCTTCGATTGAAGGAGGGAGAGTTCTACGCCGTCCTTGGACACTCTCACATAGGTAAGTCTACGCTAACGCTGTGGCTCCTGTTCCTTGCAGCAATCAAGCACGACTGGAACTGGATGGTGTACTGCGGAGAGAACAGTTCAGCGTCCGTCAAGATCAAGTTGATGCAGTTCTTCATGGGAAAGAGGATACAGATGTTCAACGAGTTTGAGCATAAGATGGCGCTCAAGTTTGTTGACGAGCACTTCTTCCTGCTTTCCTCCAACTACATCTATTCCTACAAGGACATCCTAGACCATGCCGTAAAGTTGATGGAGTACAAGTCTCTGAAGGGTATCTTCATTGACCCGTACAACTCCCTTAAGATGGAGCTTGTTGGCAACGCAAGCAAGTACACGTACGACTACGAGGCGTACAGTGCAATGCTCACGTTCACCAAGAAGTACAACACGAGCCTGTTCCTATCTGTCCATACTACCACAGCTGCACAGCGTGAGAAGGACAAGGACGGAAACCAGGTCATGCCACACGCAACAGATGCCGAGGGTGGAAGTGCGTTGTACAACAGGTGTGACAACTTCGTGACAATCCACAGGAAGATAAAAGACAATAACGAGTTCATGTTCACGCACGTCTCCATCGACAAGGTCAGGAACGACGACACAGGTGGAAGGCCTACGCCAAGGAGCGAGCCAGTCATCCTAAGGATGAGCGACAAGGTTGAGTTCCTTGACGAGAGTGGAGTGAGCCCAATTGTTAGAGACTATTACCTTTTAAAGTACGAGTACAAGATATGAGTGGATATGATTTCATCATCGAGGATAGAGTCCCAGTGGTAGTCTATGACGTATCAATAGTGGACCTAGAAGAGAGAAGGAAGAAGGCAAAGCATTACGAGACAATGAAGAAGACATGTCAAGTCCTACAGGTTTCACAGAAAACTCTTCATTTAGCTATAAAGAAAAGGGGTAGGGTTTACTCCCCTGCACTACAAAAGGAAGTGGCAGTTAGATATAAAAAACAATCAACATGAGACAAGTATTCACAGACCATGCGTTACAGACCGCATTCGAGAAGACAGTGCAACAGTATGAACTTTTTAGGGTAGTAGTTGCAAAGAAGGTCGACTGCTCAAACCCTGCAGAGGTTGTCCAGAACATGACAGAACTTACAGAGGTCATGGCAATAGGGGTAACCTGCAAGGCGCAGTTCCAGTACCTCACAGAGAAGCTATCCTTCCAGAAGTGTATGAACCTAAACGACTCTCAGATGGGAGCGACAGAGAAGAAGATCGTAATCGCTTACGAGATCGGAGACTGTAGCTTCTACAACAACGTGTGTGAGATGCTCCTCAAGGAGGCTCACTACAGGCAAGATTTGTTGAGGTCTTCGCTGTCTTTCATTAAACAAGAAATGAACATTCTCTAAAACACAAACCATGAACAACTTTAATTCCACCGCACTTTTTGCATCGATCCTTAGCGTTGTAATTATGGTACTGGCCAGCCTTGTAGGAATTCAGTACAACAAGGTAAGCACAGAAAACCAACAACTAATGCATAGGATTGACAGCCTAACGGCTCAGTGCTACAAGAAGGATACTGCAATTGACGACGCTACAAGCATAGCACTAAGCCTGTCAGATCGTATGGGAAAGCTTTACGACATGAACCCAGAGACGCACAAGAAAATATTCAGTGAGGCAGATTAAGAAGCAGTACAAACACGGACTGAAGTTTGACTCAAAGCTGGAGCTTTTCTTCTACGACCTAATGAAGAAAGAAGGCATACCGTTTGAGTTCCAGGTTCAGTACGTCCTGCACCCATCGTTCAAGTACGGCAAGTCTACGGTTAGGGCAATGACCCTGACTGTAGACTTTGACCTTACCGATCATGGGTTAAACATAATAGTCGACACGAAGGGATTCATGAGGCCAGACAACGTGCTGAAGTGGAAGTTTTTTAAGTACCTGATGAAGGAAACGCACCCTGACATTCACTTCCCTAGGAATCAGAAACAGTGCGCTGAGGTGGTTGAGATTATTAAAAGTTGTAACTTAGCAAGTAACCAAAACAAGCCAGATGCAAGAACATCGCCCAAGGCTAACTCCGGAAGAGTACGACGTAATAAGAGCACTAAGGGGTAAGCACACAGCACTAGAGGCTGAATGCGAAGAGAAAGGAATCCCTGTAGACGACGTCAAGAACTACTGGTACAAGGGTAAAAACTTCTCAATCAACGTAAAGTCACCTACCACTACGTATTTAGACGTAAAGGACATTATTGTTGCAGACATGTTGAAGCATGCACCTGCATACAAGCCATTCAAGCGTGAAAACATTGAAGACCCACACCTCCTGGTCATAGACCCTGCAGACGTACACATAGGAAAGCTTGCCGTCTCCGCAGAGACTGGTGAGGATTACAACATCTCTATAGCTGTAGACAGGGTAACCACCGGGGTTGAGAACTTGATCCGTAAGTGTGCTGGGTTCAAGATCGACAAGGTACTGTACATAATAGGCAATGACATACTACACACTGACAACACTAAGCGTACTACTACAGGTGGCACTGCGCAGGATACGGAGGGCATGTGGCACTCTAACTTTCTTGTAGCAAAGAAGCTTCACGTGGCCGTCATAGACAGGCTGAGGACGATCGCTGACGTTTTTGTACAGTACGACCCGTCCAACCACGACTACATGACCGGGTTCTTCCTGGCAGACACGTTGAGTTCTTGGTTCGCGAACGACAAACACGTTAGCTTCAACTCCAACATATCTCACAGGAAGTACTTCAGGTATCACAACAACCTTATCGGCACGACTCACGGAGACGGGGCAAAGGAGGCAGACCTTCCAATGCTGATGGCTCACGAGACTGGATCAGACTGGGCAGACTGCAAGCACAAGTACTTCTACACCCACCACATACACCACAAGAAGTCTAAGGACTACATGGGGGTTACGGTTGAGTCTATGAGGAGCCCGTCAGGTCCAGACAGCTGGCACGCATCTCACGGATACATGCACTCACCAAAGGCTATAGAGGCTTTTATTCACCACCCTAAGGATGGTCAGGTGGCAAGGCTTACAAACGTCTTCTAGTTAAGTCGAATGTTGCCGAACAGGAACGGATCGTCGTCGTACGCAATCACCCCGTCGTCCTGTGAGATAGCGTCGAAGTCTATCTCGTCAATTAATTCGTACACAATGCTTCTCTCCTTTACAGAGCAGATGTAGAGTATCACATCAACCTCTTTGTCTATTGGACGGAGCATATATATCATACCCAAATATACTTATAATGGGAAACACAAAGAAAGACTCTGTGCAGAGTAGCAACGAAGAGATAATTAGGCTGATGAAGGAAAAAGAGATACTTGACAAGAAGTCTGAGGAACTGGCCAAAAAGATAAGGAAGCTTGTGTATGATAGTTAAGCCTTGGTTGACTTGCCGTTTGATCCGTTCCTTCCCCTGTTAATTCTGTTTAATTCTAGTTTCAGTTTACCAGACTTGGTGTGACTCATGTCCATACCGTCACCGTTACCATAAGTTCCGGCATCCTTGTTTGCCTTGTTTAGGCGTGCCCTGTACCTCTTCCTAGACCTAGTCTGGTGGTACTTTTTATCGTAAGCCTTCTTCCTCTGGATTGAGGATGGGCTCCACCCTTCGTAACTAGGGTGATTACCGGCGTTCTTATTAGCTGCCATTTCTTTTTTCTTTTATCCTCTTCTCTACCCAAGAGTATATCTGTATAGACAGCCAGGTTAGAGAGAATATACTGACCACAAAGTTGATCAGTGGGTTAACCTCCACAATGTTCAAATATGCCATCCAGCTTACTATTGTTGATGGTACTCCTAAAAACGTAATGTCATTGTGTGTGTTCATTTCTGCTCATATATAATGCAAATATAAGTATACTACGTGCAAATACTTAACAGCGTTTGCAAAGTTACAGAAGGTACTGACACAGATTGAACGTCCATAATTAGATTATTACGTAGCCATTCTTATCCTTGGCTCCCCGGTTATAATTCTCAAGCAGTTGCTTTACAGACTTACCAAAAGTCTTCTGGAAGTGTGGCATATCTACGAACTTCCAGTCCCCTCCCCACTCCCAACCATACCTCTTAAAGATTGCAACAACCTCCATCCAGTCAGACTGCTTGTCTCCGTCAAAGTCTGTCTTGGTGTCCCACACAGCTGTCTCAAACGTGCCATTGCCGTCCTTGTCCCACAGTAGGACTATGTCCACAGCTAAAGAAAAGTTATGATACGACTGGCCACCTTTGGCGTTAGTAACCTTACTGCCTGGCTTAGTCCTTCCCTGTGCGTACAGCGCATCCTGTTCAGCAAACGTCCTGGTGGTGTACACGAACCTACAGATTGCCCTTCCCGTCAGTGCGTCACATATGTCGTTATAAATCTCACCAAGTTCGATAAGAAGCCTAGGGTGTATTGTCTTGATCTTGTCTAAAGTCTTTTGGTCTTTCATTTCCTAAATATTTTTTCAGCTGATGAAAACCCTAGCGCGGAAGACACTAGGAATGTTATTGCATATATCCCAACGTCTGTAGGCTTCGCTATGGTTGTTGCACACAAAGATATTGTACCAACAAACGCGCACAGCCTCTTCATCGACAGCCTATTGCTCTCCTCTGTAAAGAATTGTCTCATAGTTTTATATATATGTGACCGCCATACATTGGCAGTCCGTTGTTAATCCCTACAGAAACTCCATAGATCCTATCCCTTTTAGTCTTAAGCATCATGCCTACACTTGGAGCCAAAGAATTGCTGTATGTAGCACCTGCGCCAAAGTATACCTGAGCCTTTGGTGGCTCCTTTATCATGATCGTCTTACTTTCTTTCGGTATTAGCAGGTCTGCTGACCAACTCCTACCAAATATCTTATTAAACTGTACAGAATCTTGTACATATATTGACCCGTACTTTAGCTTAAATGTGTCAGAATATACGTTCTTTGCATAGTATAACTTAACTAAGCTGTCCATCTTTGCAGAGTCTAGGACAGGAACATTAACGTAAATAGTAGTGTCATGAAATACAGTGTCTCTCTTGCCCTTCTCTGTGTACTTTATGTACTGTGTGTCTACTATTGTTTTGACAACATAATACTTCTTCCCGTCTACCACGACTTTTTTAGGTCCGACGGTGACGACTGGACTCCCACACTCAGCGCGGTATAGGACTATAAGTAGCAGTAAAATTATAGATCCGTAGACAATATTTTTCATGCCTCAAAGGTACGAAATGTGTTAAATATCCGTCACTGAGTCGGTTTTTCGTTATAACAGTATAAAGCCAACCGTATTTGCTATAATATAAGCTATTGTATAATGTCTGATATATCATACAAAATATTTATATTTTCAAATAAATTGGTTATTTTTGTCTGATGAATCATACAAATATAATTTACGGACTAAAAGACCCTAGGAATGATGTTTATCAATACATAGGCAAAAGCACGGTAGGTGATAAACGAGCTCTGGCACATTTAACTAAGTCACATTCTCCTAAAGTCAAATTGTGGGTAGAATCTTTAGCAGAAAACTGGCTATATCCTATAATAGAGATTATAGAAGAGGTAGAGGTTCTTAACGAATTGCCAGACAGGGAAAAGTATTGGATAGATTACTATTATAATATTAACCCTGATTTATTTAATGTAGCATTAATACCTAATTTAGTAGAAACTAGAACTGCTGATCATGCAAAGCAATTTGATGAGCTAGTAAGAACTGTACCTGATTTACATTCTATACTAAAAAGAGAAAGATTGTGCAGAAAATTAACACAAGATGAGTTAGCTAAATTAATGAACGTGTCAAGGTCTACTCTTTGTGACTTAGAGAAAGGAGCAAATGTAAACATGTCCGTTGTTCAAAAATGCATACTCACACTTAAGGGTATAGATCTTGTTACAAAAGTAGTTAGTAAAAGAGCATAAATCATGCATTATGAAATGGGACAATTCGAAGAAACTCCGACTATGTATGATTTTTCAGACAAAAAAAGGGGAAGCCAAGACTGACCTCCCCGAATCAACACGCATGAAAAGTATTTTAGATTACCTCCATTGGAACAAACTCGTCAATATTATCGTCATCTTCAGACTGTTCCATTTTAGGGAACTCAAGTCCTTCTACCCATCCCTCAAGGAACACGTAGTTCTCAATACCGTCCTTAGAAAACGTGAACTGATAGAACTCAAAACTCTCTTGTAGGAGTGCTTTAATGTCCTTGTTCAGCTTCTTAGTCCCTTCCTTTGAGTACTTGTAGCCACCCTTCTCGTCAGTGATAAGGCATCCCTTATCGTCTGTGTGGGCATTGTCAAGGCGGATGTCTTCAAGCCTTTCGTTGTACGTCTCAAGGACGCCCTTAAGCTTTGCTCCTACCTTCTCTATCTTCTTCATTCCTTTGGTGTTTGCCTCTGCAAACTCCTTGTTTGATCCAAGTGCGTTCATTGTGGTAACTAGTCCCAACAACTCTGCATAGGTTTTAGTAATTTTTGCCATGATTCTGATTGTTTATGTACAAATATAAGTTACTTACATGAGTATATAACAAATTTCATGCCAAAAAAATCACTTAGCCTTCAATTGGCTGTGCCCATGGAAGAGGAAGTGTAACCTCAACAGGATTGATCTGCAGGTTAATGTTAGCCTCCAAGCTTGCTTGCATAGCCTCTACAGGAAGAACCTCTTCCAACCAGCCGATTACCTCTGCCTCTGTAACGTCTTCATACGGAACGAAGTTCTGTGGGTTTGGTTGAGCCACGCTTGTTGCGCCATACGTCTCAGCAAACCAAGTCTTGCCTCCGTCTACCTGCTTGGCATTGTAGCGCCAATGGATTACATTAATAACATTTGAGAGTCCTTCTGATTCTATAGCGCAATTAAGCTGTGAGATTACCCATGAAAATTGTGTTGCCATTTTTACTTGTTTTATACTATTGTAATGTTAAGTTTATCCGCAGACCAATCATAAATCCAAGCGTTAATTGCCATTGCAGGTTGGTCACCCCAATTGATGTAGTCTTGTCCATCAATGGTAAGATTACCTTGAGCAACTTGCTCACCTTGAGATTCAACACCTTCAGTATCTACTACTTTGGTGAATAACTGCCAATAGTTCGTAGCACTGTTTTCGTAGTTGTCATTGATGCAGGTTACTTGAAGGTACTCTGCTACTTTGCTTTCGCCATTTACCCATATATCAACGGGTTGGATTTGTTTTCCCATTTTTATTTATTTAAAGATTTGGAGGAAAAGGTGGTTGAGGTTTAGGAACGTACTCGCCTTGCGGACAAGATAGCAACCATTCATATTGTGTACCAATTAATGCACGTTTATCGTCATCAGTTAAGAATGTGTACCATACATCATTGATGTCTTGAACGCAATTAAATATTTCAAATGGTGCATAGTATTGCCCTTGAATTGTATCTTTCTGCTCTATTGTTAAAATGTAACCTATCATACTTGTCTGTTTAAAGAAGTTTGAAATGTTTGAACTGCCGTATAGAAATCTGATATTTGTGTATTAGTTAATCCATCTCCTATGGAACTAAACGCACATTGTTTGCTTCCGTAAAAAATTGGACTTATTGTAGGCGCAC